TGACGGCGTACATGCTGGGTTTGACGGATGAGAAGGGTCTGCAACTGGCTTCCGCGAGGAACCAGGAGACGATCCGTACTCAGGGTCGTGCAGCGCAGATTGGTGCCGCTGCGGAGCGTGCAGGGTTCAGCATGGACCGCACCTATGCGGAGCGTCTGGGTGGCACGTCGGTGGGTCAGACGATTGACCCGTTCCAGATGGGCACCCTCGCGCAGCTTGAGGGCACGTTTGACCAGGCCCGGAAGGTAGCGAACAGGGAGACGACTCTTGCTGGAATCGACAATGAGGCGTTTGACCAGAGAGACGCTTTGGCTGCTGCTTTCGGTGATCAGCAAGCGCAGCTCGCGTCGGAGAGGCGTGCGAGGCGGGAGCGTGCCCGGTTTGCTGGATCGAGTGGCGCTGCTTCGGGCTCTCTCGCAGTTGAAAGGAACCTCTAGGCGTGGATGACTACCGCTGGTACAGGGTTCACACGGGCAAGTAATTGCCTCGGGGGTGAATGGATAGCGGGACTGTAGAACCTCACGAAGGTAGCAGACCCAGACACGGGTTCGATTCCCGTCACCTCCACCCACAACCGGATCGAGCGGCCCCGGTGTGCGTCATAAGTCCGCTAGTCACAGCCACACGTCTACTTCCCCAGTGATGTGTGCGGGTGACGACTTCCACGGATGAGAAGAGGGTGAGGGCATTATGGCCCAGCACGAGTACGACCTGCCTGACGATTTCGATGACTACGATGACGGCGCTATCAACCAAGTGCGTAAAGCCCACAAGGCTGCTCAGCGTCGCATCAAGGAACTTGAGCAGGAACTGACAGGTTACCGAGTTGAGTCTCGTAAGCGCAGCGTGCAGGAAGTTCTCACGTCTCGCGGGTTCAACCCGAAGATTGCTGATTTGATCCCTGAGGATCTGACGAACGAGGCAGAGATCACGTCTTGGCTCGATGAGCGTAGCGACGTTTTCCAGCCCACAGCGGCTGTGAATAGTGATTCGCCGTCCGAGGAGCAGATGGGTGGTCAGCCTGACATTCAGGTGCCTCCGGGCTATCAGCAGTTCAACGAGGTTGTGAACGCGGGACAGGCACCTGTGGGTGACGAGTCGCAGTTGATGGCGATGATCGCCGCTGCGAAGACGCCAGAGGAACTGAACAGGATTCTGTTCCAGAACGCTGGCGGTCCCCCGGTGTACTGACCAAGTCCAATTATCTAACCGCGAAAGGTGGTGAATCTCAACAATGGCTAACACCTACACGGGCACTAGCACGATCTCGAACCAGACTGGCATGACTAACCTTGTCCAGACTGCTTACGATCGTTATGTTGAGATGGCTCTGCGTTCGCAGCCGCTCATCCGTGATATCGCTGATAAGCGTCCTGTGCAGCAGGCCATGCCGGGTTCGTCCGTTGTCTTCCAGATCTATGCCGATCTTGCGAAGGCCACTTCGACCCTTACTGAGAACGTCGATCCTGATGCTGTTGCCCTGAGCAACACCAGCACGGTGACGGTGACCCTGAACGAGTACGGCAACGCTGCCCTGCTCACCCGCAAGCTGGGTCTGTTCTCGCTGTCCGATGTTGATCCGGCTGCTGCCGACATCATCGCTTACAACATGGCTGACTCGCTTGACGCGGTCGCTATGACGGAGCTGCGTGGTGGCAGCAACGTCCGCTACTCGCGTGATAGTTCCGATACGCCGACCGATACTGATGAGGTTGAGGCGACGGACACGATCTCGCTCACGGATGTGCGCTACTGCGTGTCGAAGCTGCGTGCGGGTCTTGCTGTTCCGCGTCAGGGCAGCCTCTACGCTGCCTACATTCACCCTGAGGTTTCGCACGATATCCGTAGCGAGACGACGGGTGGAGGTTTCCAGGATCTCCACAAGTACGACGCCAGCGAGAACTTCTGGCCTGGCTTCATCGGCACGATCGATGGCGCGTACTTCATCGAGACGCCTCGCATGTACAACGCAACCGATGGTTCCACTTCGGCTCGCGTGTTCCGCACGATCATCGTCGGCAAGCAGGCGCTTGCTGAGGCTGTTGCGGAGGAGCCGCACACCATCGTCGGTCCCGTTACCGACAAGCTGATGCGTCACCGCCCCCTTGGGTGGTATGGCGTCCTCGGCTGGAAGCGGTTCCGCGAGGCCGCTCTCTGGCGCATCGAGTCTTCCAGCTCGATCAACAACGCCTGATCTAACTGATCACAACCTGTAGGGGTCACCTCAAATAGTGGGGGTGGCCCCTACAGGCGTTGGAAGGATTTACCTGTATGTCGTGTAGGACCGGGTGCATTACGAAAGACCATGAGACTTATGGACAGTGCCTTCGGGCTGCGTCCCTGAGGGTCGGCTGGGGCCGATCCCATCTCGGCATTGACCGGACTGCTGAGAAGAACAAGGAACAAGAGCTTGCCTTCTATCGGGAGGCGAGGGCTGCGGGTGTCCAGCCTGCTTCAACTAGGACACCAGATATCGCTAAGGCGCTTGATGTGAGCGCTAAGGCTGGGGCGGCTTTTGACGCCACGAATAACACGTTCAGTAATGGTGCCCATTTCAGCCCCAAGACGGGGCAGGTTGTTAAGTTCGATTAAGGAGAACAGGTGGCGAACGCTGTCTTCCCGAAGGCCAAGGAAGGCTTCCTCGATGGGAGCATCGACTTGGATACGGCGGTTATTAAGGTTGCCCTGGTGCGTGGTTACACGTACAGCTCGTCTCACGAGTTCGTGTCTGATGTGACTGCGACTGGCACGCTTCATGCCACGTCTGCTGCACTGTCCAGCATCGATGTGACGAATGGCGTGTTCGATGCGGCTGATGTGACGTTCACGACTCCGGCTACGGATTCGAACGATCATTCGCTGCTGATTTTCCAGTCGTCCGCTGTGGGTGGTGGCTCCGATGTGGCTGCCTCATCGCAGCGTGTGATTGCGTGGATTGATTCGGGTACGGGTATCCCGATTAAGCCTGCTGGCGGTGACATCACCGTGGTGTGGGATAACGGGTCGAACAAGATTTTCTCCCTGTAGGGGTTGTCTGAGTGACTGTCCAGATCACGGACATCACTGAAGGTCCGGTATATCTCCTTGGTTGGGATGCGAACCGGACTGTGTACCCGACCGGGATTGCGTCTGGTGAGGCTGTAGGCACAGCCCAGGCTGATGCGACTGTTACTGCGTCTGGGGTTGCTGCTTCTGGCGTTGTGGGCACAGCGACGACGGTCGCTTCTGCGACTGTCACGGGCATTGACGCCGGCACGGGTGCCGTTGGCACTCCAGCGGTGACAGTGTCGATGCACCCGACTGGGGTGGCTTCTGTTGAGGTTCACGGTTCTGCCCAGGCTGATGCGTCTATCGCCCTGACAGGGCTGAGTTCAACTGTCGCGTTTGGCACGACTGAAGCGTTCACCTCGATGAACCCGTCTGGGTTTGAGGATGCTGGTGCTGCTGGCACACCTTCGTTGACGGCAAGCCTGCACCCGTCAGGCATTTCTTCAGGTGCAGCGGTTGGGGATGCGGACACTCTCGCCACCGTGTTCATCATCCCTGGCCCTGTGGATCCCAGTAACGACTTCGGTGATGCTGTGGTGACGAAGAAGGGCTGGGTTTTCCGCACTCCTGTGAACACGTACCAGTGGCGTCTGTTTAAGGAGTATGAGGGGATCTCGCTGTTGAAGGAGTCGGGTACGTGGAGTGAGGTCGCTCATCCTGATTTGGAGCGCACTCGTGCCGCTGACTTGTATTTGGCTGGTGGTCGTGACCATGTGGTGTCTACGTCGTTGAAGACTGAACTTGAGGGGCTTGGTTACACGGTGACTGAGGAGATCGTGTCCACGGAGGAGTATCTGTCGTGACGACGTTTAATGAGTTGACTGATGATGTGCTGTCGATGCTGCGTGGATATGTGCGTTCTCAGGAGTCTGTGACTGCTTTGAATGGCAGCCTGGATGCTTCTGCGACTTCGTTCAATGTGGATAACGGTTCCCGCCTGGGTATGGGTAGGGCTGAGATTGATGACGAACTTGTTTACATTGATGCGATCACGACGAACGCTGTTGCCCTTCAGCCGTGGGGTCGTGGGGTGGATGGCACTACTGCCGCTACTCATGCCGATAACGCGAGGGTGACGTTCAATCCCCTGTTTCCTAGGTTTTATGTGAAGCGTGCCATCAATGACACGATCCAGTCGATGGGTGTGGAGTTGAAGGCGCTTGATGTGACGACGTTCACGTTTGTTGCTGCGAAGAACACGTATGAGTTGCCGTCTGCGTTGAAGGCTGCGAATCAGGTGACGTGGAAGACGGTGGGGCCGTCTGGTCGTTGGGAAACTGTCCGCAGGTGGCAGGTGGATTTGCAGGCTGACACGACGCAGTACACGACGGGGAAGACGATCACGGTATGGGATTCGATTGTTCCGGGCAGGACGGTTCAGGTTCGGTATCTGAAGGAGCCGTCGAGCTTGTCCGCAGGTGCGGACACGTTGGAGACGACTACGGGTTTTCCTGCCTCGTGCCGGGATGTTGTTGCTCTGGGGACGGCTGCCCGACTTGTGTCGTCAATCGATGTGGCTCTGCTGGATCCGTCGTCAGTGCAGGCAGGCTTTTTTGATGAGCGTCGCCAGATCGGGTCGGCCTCGAATGTGGCTCGCACTCTTTATGCCTTGTATCAGCAGCGTCTAGCTGAGGAAGTGGCTCGTTTCCGTGACAACCTCAACACGCCCATTCACTATCGGAAGTAGGATAGATGGCCCGTAGGTATTATTCGTCTACTGCGGTAGCAACAACACTGTCTGCTTCCGCTAATAATTCTACCACGAGT